GTTTGGGTACTGCGCCCAAATTTCTAAAAATTGATCTTCTTTTTCTTTTTTATTACCATTACTCTCTTTATACTTATTCTTTCCTGGGTTAACCCTGGGTAAACCCAGGGTATTTAAGCCCTCTTTTTCTAGGATTGGTAAAACCCTCTTACTCATAGAGTTCTTTTCATCTAGGCTTCCATATTGAAAATTTAGGAATTTAGGAATAAACCACTTCTCACCGCCTGAAATAATCTCAATTCGACCATTAGAGGCCTTTAAAAACCCTTCCCAATCCAATGAATGACCAAAACAAAACTCAGCAAGCCGCTTGTTTACTTTCCAGATTCCAGCGTGATCGCATTTATCCAATAAATAGATCCAGATAAGCTTGTGTTCGTCTTTCAAATCCAAAAACCAGGGATCTTCCCACTTCTCGGAATCGGTTAATCTTTTAGCCATTTTATTTCCCTATTTTTCCTCAAGCCGCGTTATATTGGTTACTAGTCGGAAATAGATTCGCTTGGACTTTGTAGGAGTCAGAAGTGACCAATTTCATCTGATACCAGTAAATCGCCGGATTAACTTTGTCCTTCCAGCCTTTAATCTCGTAACCGTCTTTTTTGATGTCGTAAATTCGCGCCCCAACCCTCGCAAGCCCTAAATGACTCCCGCCATAGACTCTATCCATGATCTCAATCGTGGAATGAGGCTCACCGTCTGAAAGGAGTAAAAAAAGCTTTGCGGATTGGCTCATTTAGGCGGCGGTTCTCTCTTTGTGTTCGTTCCAAAAAGACGAATCATCTATCTCGAAAAAATCACGGACAAAACTCTGCACCTTCTCGAAGTATTCCCCGAAGTCAACCTTGTTTAAATCCGCTGTGCTTGGTTCTTCTCCGGGTACTTCCGCGAGCAGGTGGGCTTTTAAATTCAAATGTAGAGCGTAGGCGTCGTAATGCCCTTGTTCTTTAAGCCCGGCATGATTGATAAGCCATTGAAGGTAGGCGAAATAGAGGGCGTTCTGCGGTAAACTGCGCTGCGCTCCCCAACGGACGTTTAAGTCCTGCCCCTCTTTCGGGAGCTTTCCGTTTAACTGGACTAGACAAAGCATCTTTCCGTCTTTGATCCCCACCTTTAAAGCCTTACCTTTCACGCCGGACATTAGAAAGGAGTCTCCATATCGGCTCCAAATTCGTCCGTTTTTGGCGCTTCTTTTTTGGTTTCTTCAAAAATGCTAATCAAAACTCCCGGCATCTGGTACAGCTTGGCGTAGTCCTTCCCGGCCTTGCTTGTGAAAATCTCTCCTATCCGATTCCACCGCATTTTCTTTTCACCGTTTGACTCGTAAGGCTCGCCGACACACAAGAATTTTTTCATTTAATCTTCTCCACTATTTTTTCGAGGTCGTTGCAAAATGTTTCGAGGTAGGATTCAAGAGCCTTTAAAAACTTCTCATCACGCTCAACCCGGACGATTAAGGGGCGAAGTCCGCGAGAATAAGAAATTAAATCGCACCACTTCCGGCCTGTGACTAAAAGCTGACCCTGTACCTGTTGCAGGTAATCCTGATAGAGATTGTTTTCCAAAAGGTAGGAAACGTGAGAAGAAGGAAGCGGGCATTTGACTTCCAGAAGCCCTTCGGCACCAACGAGGCGATCAGGCGAACACCCAAACCGCCTAGATTCATGCAGGACAAAACCAACCTCCTGAACCTCAACCCCCTGCGTCAATTCATAGTACGCAACGGCTTCGCCTTCGTTCTCAATCCCTTTCAGCATGGCTTGGCTCTGAAAGGATTCCTCTTTGATTCCTGAAACCTTCTCGGCGGCCAAACTGTAAAGGTACTTCTGCGCCTGCTTTGACGGTTCCCCTTTCGTGGTTATCAGCTTGTCAAAATTCGAGGCCGAAGGTATTCCCGCCCGAACCGCGAGCCATTCAGCGCTTCCTTGTTGGCAATCAATCGTAATCATTTTTTCACCTCTCTTGATTTCAACATCGTTATAGCTTCCTGATAGCGAGCCTTCGGCATATCCTCAAGCGTTTCGACTTTGAAAAACTTTAAAAACTTGGCCTCGTCGATGTTTAAGGCCAGAAGGTATTCGCTGATCGTCAAAGCCTGTTTTTCGTCGATTGTTTCCGTCTGGATATTGGCGTCATCGTCTTGTTCTTCCGTTGCAAGCCCGGTCAGAGCCAAAATCGTGTAGCGTTCCAGATAGCTGACCGTTGAGCCAATCGCCTGAATAGCGTTCTTTGAGCCGGAAGCATCAGCCGGAGCCTTGAGCGTGGTAGATTCTGAATGCCCTTTTTCGTGCGTAATCCGGCAGGTCACGGAAATAAGGCTCTCACTCTGAGCCGTTTCCCAAGACGCCGAAAGACCGTACTGAGAAAGCGCCTTGTTGATCTTCTCGCAGACGTTGGCTAGCGTGGCGTGCTTGTAAGACGTTTTCCCCGCGCCAAAGGAAACAGACTTATCCTTGTAAATCTGCGGCGGGTTAGCCTTGAAACAGCTCATGGCTTGGTGATACGCCTTCTTCGCTTCGTTCGCTTCCCAACGCTCTTGAATATCCAGAAGCTTTGAAAGCTTCTCAAGGTCTGCTCCACCCTCTACGGCAAGCCGGATCATGTCTGCCGGTGTGTTGCCCCTTTGAATCTCTTTTGACTGTTTTTTTTCTATTGTTGCGTCCATGTTATTTCCCCCATTTTTATTTTGATTCGCCCTTCGTCGAAGTAGGCGTTTGAAAACTCAACGAAAATATTTGCGTTCTGCTTCTCCGTCTGCTCCTTCCATTCGTCGTAAGTCATACCCCCCAGGCCCCATTCATAATCCGTAAAAACTCGTCATGAGTTGCGTGTTTTCGGTTTTCACGGTAAACAATCAGCTTATCGATCTTCTCGACCATTTGAGCCGCGCCAAATTCTTCAATAATCAAACCACGCAGAAGGTAAAGATCGTCCGTTTCAAGACTCGCGCAAAACTTTTCAAACTTCTCATAGAGTCCGTTTAGATTCATGTTAGCGGTCCTCCCAGCATTCCGGCTCCGAGCGCGGATCATTCGGCTCGATGTTCTCCCCGCAATAAAGGCAGGTATTCTCATCAATTTCCTGATGCTCACATTCATAGTCGCAATCGACGCAAACCCCTTTATGAAATTCAGGATGGTTGCAGAATGTTCTAACGTGCTTAATGAACATTTCATCAGCCTCTTGTTGGCTGCGGGCAAAAAACGACATTTCTTGACCTGTTGAAAGAATAAAATCGTATTTTTTTAAAAGATTCGATTTCATGTCTGTTGAAACGATTTTCAACGCATCTAAAAAGTTCATTTTGACACCTCCGCATTTTTCAAGGCTCTTTTTAAAACCATGCGCGTTTTTGGCATAGGCAGCTTGAATATTTCAAACACCAAAAGAGCAAGATTGACGGCGTAGATCAGTTCTTTAATTTTGGCCTGAGATTTATCCTTTTTCACTTGATCACCTCAACGCGCACAGGAAACTCTCCCCATGTCGCGCCACGCTTACCGCCAAGAGCGTCAAAGGCCGCAGGCGTGAGGTCGATGATGACCCCGCGCCTTGCGGGTTTCTTCCCCGGTCCGTAGTCGTTATGCTTGACCACAATAGACTTCTTCGTTTTCAGATTTGTCACTTTGTAATTGGAGCCGAATTTCCTTGATCTCAAAGCTGCCGTAAAACACTTCTCGCAGAGCCTTTCCCCCGATGCAGTTATCCCGGTGTTCCCCTCCGCTTTCGTCGATTGGACGCTGTACCAGGTAGCTATTCCTGTTTCCGCATGAGCGCGAGGCGAGAAAAGAGACTGGATCAGCGTGAGTGCTGACAATATGAGCAACGTATGAGCAACTAACCAAAATGCGTTTCTTTTCTTTTGCAAGTTCTGGCGTTTCTGGAAGGCATGAAAGGCTTGCCCATAAATGACCTTTTCTAATTGCTTCGTCGATTTGTTGGTAAGATCGTTCGTCCACATCTACCACCCCCTATTTACATAGACCCACGATGGAGTCTCACTCGTTAATCAGGGGAAACTGGACTAGGTAGGAAAAACAAAAACCCGAATCAAGTTTCCCTGATTCGGGTTTGCTGACTTTATCTAATTTTTGTAATTTAAGCGGGATACGGGAATCGAACCCGTATAACAGGCTCAGGAATACAAAAAAGAGAGGTCAGCAAACCCGAACGGAGTAGAAGGAGCCACGTCAGCACGACGAAGTAGGGATAGGGTGCCCCGGAAGGTTATTCCACCAACGTGACCCCGAAAAGGGGTCTTAACTTCCTCGTTTAACTTCCCTATTTTATTCGTCGTTTTTTTCATGGCTGTTATTTTACTCCGCACTACTGTTTCGTCAATACTGATTTTTTCTTTAATTCTTTTTTCCAGTTGTACTGCTTACACGCCGGACAAGCTTTAGGATCTGCAATTCTAACGATCCACTTATGCCCGCATTTTTTACATTCATCGTTTTTCATGTTACCCCCGACAGAAATAAGTATAATTATAATCATAATAAATGTCAACACTATTTTTCATATTTTTTTATCGCTCCAAAACCCTTGATGTATTAGGCTTTTTGGGCTTGTGGGAAGAATTTGTTGAAGATGTCTAACGAAGCATCAGCCGACACGTGGACGTATCTCGCTGTCATATCAAGGCTCTGGTGGCCGAGCCACTTTTGTACGATAATTTCGCTAATTCCAGCAGAAATCCACCGTATACCCGTGGAGTGCCGGAATTGATGGGGCGAAAGGCGCATTAGCGGACGCAAAGGGCTTTGCCTCATTCCGATATTTGCGATCACTTTCTGCAATCCCGAAACGGTCATCGGCTCGTTTTGAGCGTTGATAAACCAAACCCTATTATGCCCGCGGCGAACTAGCTTTTCCTTGAGATCGGTCAATAACTGGCAGGTTTTTGCCGTGATCGGCACCGAGCGGTAAGAATAGCTCCCCTTGCTGACCTCGTAGGGAATCGTGACTAAGCGTCTTTCGAGGTCGATATTATCGTGCGTCAGCTGTGCGATTTCCCCTATTCTTGCGCCTGAATCCCATAAAAGGTAAAGAAGGCTCAATTCTGATAGGGATAGGCTAGGATCGTCGATAATGCTGAAAAAATCGGCTTCGGTGAG